GCAGGTATAAACCGTATGTTCTGTATAATCCTTAATAAATTGTAGATTCGCTCTTATGTTATCAATTCCATAGTCAAAAAGGATGTATAAAGGAGCAGACCGATAGGGTTTCCAAATACTGGATTTAAACACCTCAAATTCTGTTTCTACTCCAATAACCCGTACAACATCTTTTCCCTCAACTTTTTTTGTTTTCTTTATTTTCTCCGGTTTGCTTGCCCGTAGGCGCAAACTAGAATAAAAACTCATTGCTTCCCCTCCTGGTGCTACATATTTTTGCCCATAAGGTCCTGCATCTTGGTTTATTCGCACTTGATTGCTACAAACCATCAATCGGTTTTTGATCTTTAATATACGACAGGTTTTTCGTAGTTGTTCACTAAACTCCTTTGCCCTTCGCATACCCATCTTATCCCCTTCTTCCTTCTCCATTTCCAAATTGGTACTCAGGGCCGCCAAACTATCTGTAAAAATACCATTTATGCCTTCAAAAGAGGGATTCCACGACCGTGCTTTTGTAAATACTTCTGTTACAGTATCAGGATTGCTATAATCCGTTTCGTCAACAGCAAAACCAAAAATAGTAGCAAATTGCTTGTTCAATCGTGCTTCCGGATCGAGAAACAGGGTAGAACCCCCTAACCGTTGTACATTCCCTGCTATTTCACATAACAATACTGTCTTACCACTTTGATTTGGCCCAAATATCTCAACCAAAATACCACCAGGTATCCCTCCTCCACGCACCCTGCCCCCACTAATGGCCAAATCCAATAAGGTTGAACCCGTAGAAATCATAGTTTCATAATTTCCATCATACGGTTCTTCTTGTACACTATGGGTGGGTTTGCTTGTTTTTTCCCTTACTTGATCTGTCAATGTATTTCTTGTTCTTTCCATACTCCCCCTCTGTAAAAAAGAGGGTGGTCTTATTTATACTCCCTCGATAGGTACAATTGACCTTAGACCTTCTTGCTTTCTATTAAAACCACCCCCAATAAATTTACTATGCAAGGTTATCTGCCTTCTTCTTTCTTTTCCAAGCAATCGTCCCAAATCTTACATCTCTTGCAATCCTCATATTTATCTGTATCCACACCGTATTGATGCCCTTTTGGGCACTCTCCTCCATCATCCTCTGTTTGCAGTGGCTCTTCTTGGTGTACATTTCTTACCGTCCTGCGTTCACTTGCCTCTTCTCTTACAGGCTTTTCCTCTCTTTCCATACGGGTTGCCCGTTCCGACCGTACAGGTTTTTCTTCCCGTTCTTCTCTTGCTGTGGCAACTGTCCGTTCCCTTCTTGTTCTTTGGGGAGTGTCAGTTTCTTCTTCATTATTGTTTTTAAGAGTTTTGGGTTGCCTTGCATACCCCCCCTCTTCTTCATCATCAGCCGAGTGTTCGTCTTCATCCTCTGCCTTTGGATACTCAAAAAACAGGGATTCTAATTCTTGATAAGTGTACCTCTTTAAGAGGGTATCCAAATCGGGCACACGTTCAACAAGGTCGTCCGGATAGGCATAATCTCGCTCAATAAAGTCAATCCGACTGGCTTGTGCAAAAGGTTGCGATTTTCCAATGGTTTGACTGTCGAATCGAATACGCAACGAGTACCCAATTTTTAAATCAGGAAATATTTCATAATCCCTGTTTTCATTGATCTCGTCTGTTAGCAAATCCTCAAAGTTGTATTGGCTAATGTCCCAAATCATCGGTTTTTCATCTCCCTTGCCCGGAGTAATTACTACATACAAATTCCTTAAACTTTTTTTCAATGCATCTGTGTCCTCTTTGTCTGCCCCTCTCTTAATCATTTTGTTCCTGTGTTCACATACGGGGCAACGTTCTCCAAATGAGGTTAAACACACTACATTTTCACTTGCTGTCCCAATGTTACGATGGATAAAGAAGGGGCGTTTGTACCACAAATCCCCTTTTATTGCCACCTGCCGTTCTTCATCATAATCTGGATGTTTTGGGTCAGATACTATATAAGGGATAATATCCAATGTTATTTTCCCTCCTGGCTCTGCTGAAAATATCTCGACTCCTTTGGGGATGGTTAAGTAGCCATAACTACTTTTCCCCGTTCTCTCTTTCTGTCGTTGTGCATCGTAGGACACTTTCCCTGCAAACACACTTCTTTTTTTCTCCATTTTTACTTTTGTTTTAAATTTAATAACTTATTCATTTTCAGGTGTTCTTTGTCTTTGTATTCCTCTTGCTATCCCTGCACTGACCGTTCGTTTTATCTGCTCCCTTTTCTCTTTTTTTGCTTTATATTCCTCATATAAATTCCTCGGCACGGTCGGCCCCGCAAAATACTGTTGTCCATTTAATTGTACCAATTTTTCTAATGCTGTTTTCCGTTGGTCAAAGGAACGGACGGCTCCTCCGGCTACTTTTGCATCAAATTTAGCCTTATTATATTCTTCTAAAGCATCTTTATATCGTTTTTGTAATACAATAGTACTAGCAACTACGGCATCCGTAATTTTTGCAAGTCCATATTTATCAGGGTTTGAACGAATGTCTTTTTCTATTTCAGCTCCTACAAATTCCAATTTATCTTTGGCCTCATCCGACAACTTTTCCAATTCAGCACAATGCCGTGCATACTTGAACATTAGTTGTGGCTGATCCAACCACTCCACATCCAATGCACTTTCATCAATGCTTAAATCATCCTCATAATTCATATTTTTCCTGTTTTTATTATTGGTTATGCAATTGCCTGTAAATGGAGTAACAATTAAAAACTAATTTCTGATATGCGTTTGGTTCATACATAGGTTCCATAAAAAATTCCATAATTAATCCTGCCACATCATTTTCCTCCTTTAACAATATGGCTTGGCAATACCCTAATACCCCCCGTCTTACCTCTTCCGGTTCAAAACTTTTTAAACCTGCAATAATAGTAGACAAAACTTTCCAACTCACCCTTTTAGTTAAAGCCCGGCACAACTCAATTGTTTTGTTTTGTTGTTCTGCATTGACCTTTGCTATTTCTAATCTATCTTCAGGAGATGCTGACAATACTTTTTCCAATGTAACTAAAGCATTACGGGGGTGTCCTAAACTATCCAATGCTATTTGTTCTAAAATAGAAATATCTATCTGTTGCTTTTCCTTATGTGCCACTCTGCGCAATAAACTTATCATTTCATCTTCTTCCAACGTTTTTACATCAAACCTCGTACATCTACCTATCAACATAGGCAATAGTTTTTGAGGGTCGGTAGTGCACAGAATAAAATAAACGTGGCTTGGAGTATCTTCTAAAATTTTTAATAGTCCAGCCTGTCCATCCCCTGTAATTTTTTGGGCTTCATCGAATATCCAAACTCGCACTGTTCCATTAAGAGGTAAAAACCGACTTTCTCTCCGTATTTCACGAATAGTATCAATACCCCGTAAATCAGTATTGTCTATTTCTTGACAATCACTCGGATGACATCTTATACGATTGGTAATAATTCTTGCTATGGTGGTCTTTCCGCATCCTGTCGGACCCGTTAATAAAAAGGCGTGTGGGCAAGTTCTTACATCAGACAGCATTTTGTCCAATGTCTTTACTACAACATCCTGTCCACGCATCTCCTGCAAATTTGTGGGTCTGTACTTATTGTATAATGTCATAATATATCATTGTTACATTTAATTCCGAGAAATTGTAATATACCAATTAATTGTATAGGGTCTTTAAAAACATCTTTATTTGTAATACGAAAAACAGTATAACCTAATTTATGTAATTGTTTATCTCTTTCCTTATCTTCCTTTTTTACTTCTGGTATCAAGTGATACCCTCCATCTACTTCAATACAAACTTTTCTTTTTCCTGCTTTTATTACAAAATCAACAATATACCAATGCTTTCCTGTAAATATAGGTATTTGTGGTTTAAAGTTTATATTATAATGTTTTAACCATTGTACAACTTCGATTTCAGCAGGGGTCATATTTAAACGTAACTTTTGAGCATATTCATCAATGCAAGCCAATACTTTTACAGGCTTTTTACTTTTCTTTTTTTTAAGCCTTTTAATAGTATTTGGTTTCCATTGCTTTTGCTTCATTTAAAAAACAACCTGTTTGATTGTATTAATAAGAGCCTGCCGGTCTTGTTCCAACAATTTCATTATATCAAATACTTTTTCAGAGAAACCTGCCAGGCAGTACACATTTCTTTCTGGAAACTGCATATCACCGTAGGATTTCAAATCAAATGAATAAATGATTGGGTCTGCCTCCATGCGTACTTTATAATCTGAAAATTCTCGTGTAGGGCAATTATAACCAACCCAACCTTGCATATCAGAAAGGATAATAATCCGATCATACTTGCTTTTTAGGATTTCAAAAATGGAGTGAAAGTTGGTACCTCCACCTGTAAAATCAATAGATTCTGCAATCTGCGTAACAGGACTTTGCAAATCATAACTTACATAACGTGCATAATTATCAAATGTTACCAAATCTGCATTGTTTGTTTTTACCAAGATGGCAGCAAACAAGGAACCTATCTGAGAAGGACGCCCATCCATAGACCCTGATACGTCTAATACCACCAACGTATTCCCTTCAAACCGAGGTACATTGGAAAGGGAAATGTCAATGGCCTTATTTAAAGCCTGCATTATACTGCGGGTCTGCTTATCAGAAATCATTCCTTCTATCTCTTCATAGGCCGTAGTAAAGCGGAAAGGTAAAACCAATGATTTCCGTATCAATTTCTCATCTGTCAAAAGAGTTAATGCCTCTTCTACCATTTCAGGAGCCTGTTCTTGTATGTTCCGAAGATTTCTCAATAAGGCAAAATACCCAATCTTGCGTTCCTTAATTAGGGTTGTCCAAGCCTCTTTTTTCAATGTTTCTTTCTCTTCCTCATCTCCTGCCTCCTGCCCTGCCTTGGTCAACATAGATTCCCAGGTATCCGTGGATTTTAACGTGCCTTTTACCAATGCCTCAATCGCTTCTGAATGAGCAGGGTGCACCATATTTACAATATCAACCAACTTAATGCTTTTTCCTTCTCCACGATATTTAGCCAATTGGTAAACATTGAATTGAGATAGAGCCTTGGCAAATCCTGTTTTCATTGCCTTGGTAATTCCTTTCTTGCTTCTTTTTCCACTCCCCGCCTTTGCACAGTTTTCCATATAATAAGAAACGATTTCCATCATATCATCCGGTCGATGAATGACGGCTTTGTAAAAATCCTTTGCCCAGGGCATACCCTTCAAATGTTCTGCCAACTCTGCCGCAACCACGTGAGTGATGGAACGCATTCCAAATGTAATACGGGCAAAGACGACTGCCTGTGCAACAAACATAGGATCGCATCGTTTAATCAACTGTTTCAGTTCTGCAAAGGTATCATTTGCAGAACGATAGTATTGATCATTTGCAAACGAAGTCAGTAGAATGGATACCAACTCCAATTCAGGAGTCTGTTTGTAGGCTTCACCACCCGCTAAATTGATGGTTTTGCTACCTGTTGTAGGAGAGTTAAAACGTGCCATATTAATATGATTAATTAAAATTTGGTTTCAAAGAAGGGGCATACGATCTATTTATTAACCAACCCTCAATCTGACAACCTCCACCTTTCGTATGCCCCCGTAACTCCTTATATAACAACCACAAAAACGGGAAAGAGAAAAACAGGGAAAATTGAATTGAGTGTATTTTCATCATATTCAATTTGAAGTAACTCAATTCTTGCCACTGTATAACAAAAAGTGGAGAAAGTTTAATAGAGTGTGACTTTGCAAATTTGTAGATTTTGAAGTAACTCTATTATTGCTACCACTATATTGTTGTATGGGGAAATTAGATCAGGGTTTATTATTCAGGTTCAATTTGAAGTAGCCCTGTCTTTGCCACATACAATATTTTAAAAAGGATGAGGAAAGTTCAGAAGAGAAATTTAGTGCTCTGTCCACTGAGCTAACAATGTTTTTAAGCATTGTATTGGATTCGAACCAATGACCACTCGATTATCAGTCGAAGTAACCCTTCTATTGCCATCACCCCTTGTTTTTTCAAAGAACTCGTCAAAGTATAGAACCCTTGTATATAAAAACACACTTTGCCTTATTATATAATAAACACTTGCTTAATTTGTTTTAAGGCTACACATATTTTTTTATTTCAGCCCAACTTCCATTAATCTCAGTTACGTCAATGCCGACTGAAAGTGGCACACTTATCCAATTCCACTCCCTTTTAAGCCTCTCGCAGGTAACTTCCTGTATTGTTTTTACCACTTTTTCCAATTCATCAGGACATACATCCAAAATCATACTATCGTGTATTTGCCCAATCAATTTAGTCTTCCATCTTTCCCTTTGTATAATCTCATCCATCAGTATAAAACTCTTTAATAGGCAATGAAAAGCAGCTCCCTGCACCGGATAATTAATAACATCATTCCGGCTCATTGGACCGTAGCAACGGAATCCGGTTTTTAAGTCCACATACCCCACTCTCAAATATTTCCCATACCATCGATCTTTCCATTTGGAGTAAACAGGAAAACGCACTTCCCAAAAATCCTGTTCGATTCGTTTTATATGATTAATAAAATCGTTAATAGATGTTACCCCTTTTGCAATCAGGTGATCGGATAGTGTGCCTTTTCCTAAAGGTATGCCTTGCCCATTTTTCCATTTTCCCTTTCTTGGCAGTTGTGTTAAGGTTGCCATATACAATGCACAGGTTTTATACCAATCTCCATAGAATTGTGGAAAAACAAATCCATTTTTAGCCGTAAAACGAAGTGTTTTGTGTTCGGGGTTAGATGGATTAAAATGACTAATCATAAATATTTGTTGGGCCATATCCCTGTGCATATCCGTTGTAGGGTCTGTTACATATTGTATCAATTTTGGGTCATTACTGTAACAGGCAGAAATCCGTACTTCCAAAGAGCTGTAATCTGCTTCCAACAGCAAATGTCCTGGTCGGGGGTAAAGAGCTTGCCTACAAATTTTCATCGACTCTTTATCTCGTTTGGGTATATTTTGAAAATTTGGCTCAGAACTAGAATTATGTACACACAATTCGTTTGCAATAAAATTATTATATCCTTCAATTTCTAAATCATATACATCTACTTCTTCATCTAAATAGTCTATTTTCGTAATCAGGTATTCTTTTTTATTTAAATAACTACCAAGTAAAATAGGAAAATTATAAGTATAAAGTAAAGCAAAATTTCCAATTAAATTTCTTGCTTCTACATATTCACCAGTAATTAACCGTATTCTATGTTCAGGAGTAACATCTAAATAATTTTTCTGTCCATAATTTTCATAATAAACCCGTACAACTTTTTTATGCCCTGTTTTTCCTGCCCATAAAACTTTGGATTGTGTTAACCGTAATTTATCATTGAAACAATATACATGGTCTCCTACTCTAATAAGTTCAATCGGTGTACCATTTGGGTTAAACGTTAAATTTTCTGCTACCAATACTTTTGATCCCTTGGCTATACAAGAACGAAAAGTACGAACTAAATGTAGATTAAAACTAGGATGAATATACCCATCAACGGCTTCTCTTTCAAAACCTTCTAAATAAGTGTCCCGTACTTTCTTTAGTTTCCGTATTTGCAATAACTGATTTAATTCAGGAATATTTAATTGAGTCAATGCATCCTCATCGGTTGCCCCCTGACCACTTTTTGTAACCATTTCCGGTTCGATTTTAAGTGTCTTGTACAAAAAAGTGGATAATTGTTGATTGGAATAAACATTAGGTCGCTTATTGCCACGGCTATGATACCAATGGCGGTAAAAAGAGGTTTTATACAATTCCTTTTCTAATTCCTCAATTTTATTGGTTAATTCTTCTTGTTTCCGTTTAACATATTGAATATCAATCCGTATGCCCTGACGTTCGGCACGGGCAAAGGCTAACGTACCATCCATTAACAGACGGTAAGCATCGTTTGTTTGCGGATGAACTTCCATAATTAATTATACTCTGTGATAAAGTAATAACAGGTCATCTAATACTTCTATTGCTGAGTCTGCTTCTTCTTTGGTAGGAAAGATATATGCAGTCATTTTCCTGTTATTACAATAAATATCTATCCGTGTATCATCAAAACGTTCATATTCTTCTATCGAGAAGATCCTTATTCTTGAATTTAGAATCTTAATAAAACCTTTATTTATTAACATCTTTTCTACCTTATTCTTCAATTAAACTAAGAAATTCTGGCCACCCCGTAGGATTTACTTTTATATTAAACATATCATCGGGCAAATCAAACCAAACGGCGTTTAGTATGCTTTTCATTTTCCCTACCCGATTATCTGCCCGATTATCTGCCCGATACTTTTCTAATCTCTTCCATTCATCTTCAAAACCATACCTAATAAAAAACCATTGGAACGTATGCTTTGTAGCATCAAATTCTTGCAACCATCTTTCATTGTTCATTTTCTTTTTATTTTTTACTCCACATCCCACTCGTCCAAAGCAATTCTGCAAGCCTGAGTTATTGTTTCCCTGTTTACAACAATTTCTTTAATAATACACAGGGCCACTTCAATAGTTAAACCAAATAGGTCTGCCTTTTCAATAGTGTCTCTTAAAAGACGTTCTTCTTTTTGTGTCATAGTTTTTATTAATTTACATTACTTTTCCATTAGTAATTTTAGCATTAAATACACGAAAATTATTACCATCCAACCGCACGTGAACAAAGCCATGCGTCCATTCATTGTAGGGTTTATATTCCGGGGATAATCCACATAGACATCCGGCAGACCAGCAACTTTCTTCCACATCATCCATCCGTCTCCAAGAGTGCTCACTACGGACGTGAAAGTGACCGCCAATGTAATTTACCTTGCCTTTCAATGCAAAGGTTCGTGCTGGGTTTACTATATTGCTCCGTATGCCAAATTCATCTCCATGCCCAATAAAAAGATTTCCTATCTTTATCAACTGACTGTATTTTAGGTAGGTGATTCCAAAATCAGAAAAATGTAAGAAAAAATCCAACCCCAAGCCTGAATCCACCGAAAATAATTCCGGGGCTTTTAACATAAGATATTTGTCTAACCTTCGTTCATGGTTGCCAGGAAGGAAAATAATTTTTGCCTTGTGTAATTTGTTTTGGATATAATATAATTCTTCATACCCTGCATCCAATTCATATTGTAAATCTCTTTTTCTAGGGTCTTTCAAAAAGTGAGAAAGGCCATAAAAGTCCATATAATCCCCGCCTAACACAATCGTATTTACACCCTTTGCCTTCCCCCACTCCAAAGCAGCATCAATAGCACTCTCCTCATGAAAAGGAATGTGCAGGTCGTATAACAACAGGCAATTATTATTGACTACGGGCAGTACATAATCTTCCCGTATTTCTTTTTCACTTTTGGGTTGGCAGGCATTTAAGAATTGAGTATTCCCCCCACTACATAATGATTGTAATTTCTCAATTCCATGAGCCCCTGTATAATAACGTATTATATCACGAACATTGCCTACATTAGTAAAAGCCTCCGGATGCTCTTTATAGATCAATCGTGCCAATGTCATCTTATACATATCAGAATACCTTTCTAAGTATTCTAACACAATCGCTCCTTTTTCTTTTATCATTTTATTCAGTTTTATGTTACATGTCTTTTTACTAACTCTATTATACACACAAAGTTAATAATTTTATATACAAGCAACATAATTTGACTGTCCTCTCATTGTACCATCTATTGTAAGCAACCCTTTATTTCTTTATTACTTTAACCAACCTTTTAACCAAGTTAAAACCATAGAATCATTTACTTTTTTTAAAATTTCAACATTAGGACCTATGCAATGACCTCCGATAGGCATTTGAAGTATCTCAAAATAAGGCCGTGTAACATTATACATCCCCAATTCCTGATAACCCATATTGTATTCTTGTAGATAGTCTACCCATAACTCATAAGGCAATTGGTACTGTTTGAGCATTCTTTCAACCTCTGCATTTAAGGCCAAACACATTCCGTAATACGTTGTATCCCATAGTTTCATAATTTCAGTTATCTCTGCTGGGTAACAAAAGAAAACAGGAAGGCCAATCTTTTGAAAATGCTTGTAAATAAAATGATCCTCCGAACAATTTACAATGCCCCCAATCCACTTTACAAATGTTTTAAGACTTTCTGTTAGATTTGGGTGAATACCAATGACGGGAGAATGGAAAAAATTCCTTCCTGTGCCTGAGAAAAGTTTTGCTATCTCTCGTGTGGTTCCTGGTTTAACGGTTGAGTGAATAACCACCCATGATGGATTTGATAATTGAACCTCGGCTACAACAGTATTAATAAAATCCTCTGAATAAGGGATACACACATTCAACAATGTGCATTCTTCTGGCCCTTCTTGATTGTCGATATCTTTCCAGGCCAATTTTTCCCACCCGGCTTCTTGATAGACTTGATGTAAACTTTTGCCAACCTCTCCAAAACCAAAAATTTTAACTGGAAATTTCATATAGTTTTTCTTTCATCTATTTGTTCTATTGCCTTGAATATCTGATAGGCCACTTGCGGAACTATTGCATTTCCGTAGGCTCTGATGGATTCGTTTCTCCATTTAGGAAAGGTAATACCGTCCAATCGGGCGGGAAACCCATCATTTCCGCAACGAACAAGGGATTGAGTTGGGAAGTCTGACCAGTCTGGGATTTGATGAAATTGGGCAGTTGATCCAGGTGTTTGTTGCCTTCTTTTTCCCGGTTCAGATGTTCCATTGAGTTCGTTCCTTTGTGATCTCTGGTCGCCGGAGTGGGTAACAGATTGTTCTTCGCATAGTTCGTCAGCCCCCATTGGCTGCTGTTGTCCGACCGCCTGTCCGAGCAATCCGGAGTCGGGAGTAATATACCTTCTTTGTATTTGGCTAAAGTCGTCAGGGTCACATCGCCCCCGTTCTCCACTTTGTCGATCACGGTTTTCATATTCCTGCGTTCGATGGGTTCCGAAGCTCTGGGGGTCGGGAGTAATCCCCAGGTTGCAAGGTCGTTCAGGTCTTTGGTCATTCTTCCCCAGTCGTTGGCTGACCCGTTCTTTTCGTCTCTCGATTGTGGCGTGGGCAATAAACCAGACCCGATCTCGGCGGTGCGGTGCATTGACGGCACAAGCCGGAAGTATAAACGGGAGAACTTCGTACCCTTCAGCCTCCAGGTCAGCCTGCACACCTTCGAATACCAGCCCTCCATTCCAACTAAGGATTCCAGAAACATTCTCCCCCACAACGTATCGGGGTTTAATTTCCTGTATTGCCCTAAGCATCTCCGGCCAGAGGTGGCGGTTATCTGCTGTTCCCTTTCTTTTCCCAGCCAACGAGAAGGGTTGACAGGGAAATCCCCCCGTGAGGACGTCAATTCGTCCTCTCCAAATAGTGAAATCTGTCTTGGTAATGTCGTCATAACTTACTGCATTGGGCCAATAATACTTTAGTATCTTCTGCGGGAACTCCGCAATCTCACAATGAAAGGCATTGGCCCAGCCCATCCATTCAGCCGCCAAATCAAACCCGCCAATACCACTAAATAAACTTCCATGTATCATCTTTTAACCTTTTTTGCTCCGGCAGGGGGATTCGAACCTCCATTTGCCAAGTAACTTGACCTTCTACCCAGGAGGACACCAATAGTCCTTTAAACTATACCGGAGATCCTTTTTCAAACTGCCCCCGACCGAAGTCGGGGGACCTGTTTATGCAGCCTCCTTGAGATGCACAACAGGATTTAAGGCAATTATCTTGCCATCTAACCATACTGTCTCCCTTATCATCACCTACTTCGCTGATGCCGTCAAAACCCATTCTGCCCCTAAATGTGGATAGTAGTAGGTAGGATTACTACCCACTTGACAAAAAACTCACCGTACTGACGTGACGGATTAACGACTGGATCAAAAGTGTGGAGCAGCGGGGTATCGAACCCCGGTCCGTACATCTTGTCCTCGGTGCATTGGGAAACCGTATATTTTTCAAAGAACACCTTGTGCGGGGGGAGGACTCGAACCTCCGACCTTTGGCATATGAAACCAATGTGCTAACCAACTGCAACTACCCCGCAAAATTATATTCTATGTAAGTCGTAAGAACCGGCCTACACATACACCTGTCCGTTATGTTCATGTTGTTTCATAATTATCAATGATAGCCTTTACTGCATCGTTTAGGATGATGATCTTGGTCAGATAGCCAAGTGTTATAAGCAAGTGCTACATTTCGTCTCCGAATAGAGTTCCTGCTTGTAAATCTTTTCCTTTTCTTTTTTCTTCCCACGCTTTTTTAATTCGTTTTTCAATAATGTTGCAGTATTCAGAAGATATTTCACTTCCAATCCAATTACGGTTGTTTTTTATACACGCTTCTGATGTTGTTCCGCTACCATTGAAACAATCATAAACTAAGTCATTTTCTTTAGTCCAAGTTAATATGTGGTCTGTTGCTAACTGTAATGGAAAAACGGCAGGATGCCCTAAATTCTTATCCCATCCGCCATATTCCCAAACATTGCTTGCATCTTTTGTTTCCTTTTTTAATCCAACTTCTTTTTTTATCCATTCACCATTTTTCTGCCTAAATCCAACTTTTTCTTGTTTATTTCTAACTCTTTCTTTTTGTATTGGATTAAAAGTGCTTGGTTTCCCCTTACTAAAAACAAACATAAACTCAAATTGATTTGCACACCTTCTTAATGTAGGATACGCAGGAGCATAATTTTGTTTGTAATAAATCATTGTATCAAGTAAGTTAAAACCCAATTCCTTTAAATACATTGCTTGTTTAAATGATGTCATACTTTCGCAAAAGTTTTTTGTTTCATCTCCGATAACCCAAACCAAAACACCACCTTGTTTTGTAATTCTGTAAAGTTCTTTCGCAATTTCTTCAAATGGGAATGAATATCCATTGTAATTTCTTAAATCGTCATACGGTGGCGATGTTACTGTTAAATCAACAAAACAATCAGGCATCTTTGCCATTGTTTCTAAATTGCTTTCGTTGTAATTTTTATTTATCTCAATCATATTTTAAAATTTTTATTTTCCCACCGCACAAAAAAGAAAAGAAAAAGGTTTTGTTCTTCGATTCACGTTCTGTGCTATAATACCGCACCAGCTTATAACACGTTGTATGTTGCATTAAAACGACAACATACAACCATTCGTTAGCAGTAATACTAACAAGGATTGAACAACTGACTTATCCTCATTATGTAATCACCACCTTTGTATAACCTATCAGCATATTCCTTATCTGTGGTTACAAATAATAAATCGTCAGTAGTTCTGTGCATTATATAACAAGTACTACTGCTAACAAGAGATAAATCCAATTGCTTTTCGTATTCAACAACTGTTTCTCTTGCTTTAATGTAATCGTCTTTTTTTATCATGTTTCTATTTTTTAAGTTCGCAACTGTATTTATCTCCAACCGTTATGTTCATGTTGTTTCATAATTATCAATGATAGCCTTACGGCGGGTCTACAATAGCCAAATCGAAATATTTATCAGGGTATTGCTTCATTATTTCCATGCAATCAGCGTGGAATAAAGAAAGAAAAGGCAGCCGATAACACTCGCTATAAGTAATGGCG